AATTCCTTTATATGGGCAGATAAACGCCTTTTATAAAACAAATGGGAATCAAACATGGCTATCTTCCTTTGTTAATTGAACATATAAATCATCTAAAGTTGCTTGAGGCATATTGAAATCGTCTCTTAACTCGTCCAATGTACCTAAAGCACGAATCTTACCGTCATGCAAAATAACAAAACGATCACAATACCGTTCAGCAGTTGCTAAAATATGTGTAGACATTAAGACACCTGCACCATTGTTTTTTACATCATTCATTAATTGTAAATAAGACTGTATTCCTAATGGGTCTAATCCAACGAACGGCTCGTCGACAATATACAATGGAGGATTAATTAAGAATGCACACATAATCATTACTTTCTGACGCATCCCCTTTGAAAAATGAACAGGAAACCAATTTAGCTTTTTTTCCATACGAAATTCCTTTAGTAAAGGATCTAATCGTTCCTTAAAGATATCTTCACTAAGTCCGTATGCCATTGCAGTAAGTTGAAGGTGTTCATATAAAGTCNGTTGGAGCGTAATTAATTTATTGAACAAGGAGGATGAATAACATGCCAAAGTTTACTAATGTCGATTCATTGAAAGCAGAACTAGCAAAACGTAACATCGAAGGCTCACTAGAGGCACGCGTTAATGGTAGTTCTATAGATGTACCTTATAACGTAGTCAATGGAGAGATGGAAACATTAGAGATTACTAAGCCAATTGGAGAGATGATTACTTCAGACCAAGGAGCTGAAGAATTAGTTTCCAAAGTAGTATTGGATGTAGAATTAGGTCGTGAAGAGGTACCATTGCTTTACAAATCTCTTTACCGCACAATTTCTGACAGAAGCTTACCTAAGATTATTGATGCAACTTTCGCTCAACGTGGTACTGTAGTATTTACAGAGCACATGGAAGGGGAAGAAATCAAGTTCGGTGCCCTTGATGCTAAATCCGGACCTACAGCTAGGTTAACTACTTACGCTGCTGGATTTGAGTACACAGAGGACATGGAAGAGTACAACGAAGCGTTCAATTTAGAAATGTTAAACCGTGCATTCGGTGAAGCATATAACGCATTATTGAACCACATACACTTCAGCCCAATCTTAGATTTCACTTATAAGGCAGCTAATAAGACTGCAGCACAAACACCTTATAACTCTGGGTCCTATGTGTTAGCTCGTAACACTCAAGCTACACTACGTCAAGCATTACAAGATGCTCGACAAGCAGGTCGACCAGGTTCTATTCTATTAGCAAGCTCTGCTAACCAAATTCAAATTGAGGATGCATTCCAAAGCTACGTAGAAGGAGCTACTCAGTACAACCCAGTAAGTGGTATTGATGAAGTAATCTTCTACGATGGTTGGGACACTCAAGTTGGTAAGAAAGAGTACAGCTACCCAGGTGTTGCTAATAAGAAAGCTTATCTAATCCGTCCAAAACGTGGTTTGGTAGAATTCGAGAAACACGGCTTACTAATCGATGCAGCACTTTCTGACCTATCTCGTTTGGTAGAGTCACAAATCGTTGCACGTACTCGTCGTGGAGTATATGCTGCTATAGAAGACAACGTCCAAGAAATTACTTTACCATAATGGATAATGTAAGAAGACTTCGGAGGCTCATTGACGAGCCTTCTGAGTCTAATTATACCGATGAAGAACTGCAAGGGTATATAGACGTCTATAGCGGAAATATCTACCGAGCAGCCGCAGAAGTGTGGATGGAAAAAGCTTCAGGATTAGCACCAACTGGTATACAGTCTTATAGCGTAGGTACTGAGTCTTATTCTTTTGCAAAAGAGAAAGAGTATAACCACGCAATGTCAATGTATAAGTTTTATTTAAACAAAGGGTCCAGAACAGTAATTGCAAAGGCGAGACCAAGTAATTCCGCAGGCGAACATCACACAGGAATCCCCGACAGGTCTAGATTGGAAGGAGATTACACAGGATGGTAACAGCTGAAGAAAGAAAGGCTCATATCGATTCTTTGATTGCTATGGACCCTATTTTTATAACTATCACCCGCACAACTTTGGTAGAACAGGATGGGGCCTATACCACATATGAAAGTACCCTACCAGAACAAACAGCTAGGATTTTCCGGAAGGAGCCTCCTGCGGAGGTAATAGCTGAGTTGGGGCGTGAGTTTCGTACGCAGTTCGAATTACTTGTACCTGCTGAAGGTGATATTAAAGCCGACTCAGAGAACGAGGATGTATTTACACATCCGATGTACGGGGAGCTAAAAGTAATCAAAGCAATTCCGAGTATTGTACAAGGTACTGTTTGTGGCTATCAAGCAACCGTTGAGAAGGTGAAGTAAATGGCTAGAGAAACTATCGGAGGAGTAATCAACAACCTAGAAGATTACCTGGATAGGAGAGAAGCTGGTTTATATGCCTTAGCGAACTCCAGTGCACAAGAAATGGAATCTTTCGCAAAACGGAATGCGCGTTGGTCTGATAGAACCGGAAATGCAAGGCAGGGCCTTAAAGGATATGCTGAGTTGGAAAACAATGAGATAGTGATATATCTNAGGCGGGGGTTGGGCCGCTGTGCGCGTGAGAGTCAGCGATCGCCATCCACCAGAAAAAAAGCGTAACAGTCATTGTTAGTAACTTACGTCGATTCCTGTTCCAAACCTGATTGGGATCAGGCCCGCCTCCACCCGGCTTCGCTGTGCTTGTTCCAGTTTTAGTTAATGAGTCTCGAAGGCTGCTGGTTGTCTTTGCGACCAAGCGTGGTCGTGAGCTTGGCTGTGGAACACCCAACGGCGTAGCTGTGGATAATGGCGCTATATTATCTGGCAGTTAGAAATTGGTTCGCTTTAGAGAAACACGGCAAGGCAATAATTACCTCTCTCGGGGACTTTGGGTGCAGCCGGGGCGCCTGGTGCTTTCGGAACGGCGAATTTCGCAAAGGAAACTGGCTTGAATGATGCTGGTTTCTTCACTGACCCCACACGCGAGGGCTGTTTGCTATCCGCTCGACTAGCATCCGATTCTGAACCGCCCTGCGAGCCTGTATCATCTCCGCCATCCGATGAAGTAGCTCGTCCGCTCATTTCGAGTGCTCTTGATGCGACCGGTCCAGGACCCTGCTTGCTTGTCTCCTAAGTTATGGTTTAGCAGCTGACAAAACGCAACTCGTCAGGTTGCAGATCTCACAGTTGTCGTTGAAGCCCCACTATTTCTCTTCATATCCTTCTGGTATTGTAGTGAATCACCAGCAATCCTCTCCTCATACTTCTCCTGAGCGTTCGTTTTCGTGTCGGGTTGCGTCGTCGTTGCGGTGTCTCTGATCTCCCCCACGTCCCCTCCAGCAGGTGTCTTGTCGTTGGCGCTCGCAGGAACGTCGGAAGGCGAAGGCTCGCCGCCCGACAGGGTTCGATTTACCACATCGTGGCCGTTCTGCTCTGCCATAACAATTCTCGAGTCTGCAGGGTCGACAGATTGCGACATCTGTTAGACAAAGCGCTCTGAAATGGTGAACGGGAAAACGATGGCAGCTATAGCATAGATAGAGACATGAAGAAAGTGATCTAAATACCTATGATCAGGTATCGAGAAACGCCACGGTTTAAGCTGCTAGCTAGCTCAAACGGTCTTGAGCCCTGGGGGAGGGGGTGGTCTAAATCTCCGAATGACGGCAGAGAGCGCTCAACTCGACTTGAGTTAATAACGGATAGTGGTGAAAGTTCCGCGTAAGTCGGACTGGCGAGAAATGTGCGAACGGGGGAGAAAGGGTAAAAGGAGAAGCCAGAAGGAAGAAGAAGTCAAAGAATCCTCTGGGATGGAGGGGAGAGTTGGATGGGCGGACAATAGTGAGTGAATGGGGTGACGGTTCCCGGGCGAAGCTGAGGTGGCTGCATTCGGTTAGCGTGGGACCCAAGAGTAGTAAAAGAAGCCAAAACCCTTTGTGGCTGGTGATGTTTGCACCGGATGCGACTGCCCGTTGACTGACTGTCGTTAAAGAGAAGTGACGATGGACTGTCCCTACTCTACAGAGTGAGGGGTTCGTAGCTGTATAATTTTTTTTCTCTTTTTCTCTGGCGGTGGTTGTGTGTAATTCTCCTATGACCAACACCAATACACATCTCGGCTACATATGGAAAAGATGACCGACAAACTACGGGTAATTGTTTCTATAGTCAATTCTCGTGACATGGGAATAATGAGGCATGAGGTAATCACTCTTCTACACGGCTTGATTCAAGGCTTGGTGTTATATACATTAAATCCACCGCACCCGGCAAACGTCACACCCGGCAAACGTCAAAATTAGAAAGTTTAGTGAGGGTGGTTCTTGTGGTGACCTGATACTTTCATTAGCAGCTATTCCATATTATAACACTGTAGCAAGTCAAAAGGGCGACATACGGAGGTGGAAATAGTACTCCATGCTGTATCCGATGATCAGGATACCACCGATGGCGTGGGCAAGGGCTATTCAACCGGTCAGAAAACCAAAGACACATCGCTTCAAGATCATTCCAGTAACTTACGCGCAGCAGAGGCATTCTTGCCGCTGAAGTAGCGGGCCTGGTAGCGTCCAACGAGGCCGGTAGGCTTGACTTCAGGAGCAGCACCACGGGGGAGGCGGGCGTAGAAGTTCACCACACGCTCCATACGGGCAGCATCCTGAGCGGCACCGATCGCCTTTTCTCCAATGTCAGTTATTGCATTGAGCGGGAGTATGATATTGAATTTCGAAGTGTGGGAGAGGACGGAAAACAATTCTGCGGGGATGCGTCCCGGAGGACTATCGAGGGTAACGGGGCTGGCTCACGTTGGGAGAAGCAATCTAATGGTAATTAGTCTCTATCATGAAAAGATCCCAATCTCTCTTGTCGCTTATTTGCGGTGGTTGTCTTACCTTGGGAGGGATCAAGGTCGAGAGACCGCGGCGGGCGATGTAGCTCATCTTGGGCAAACTGGACAATGTTAGAGTCATTTTCGCGTCAATTTTATCAATGCACGGCCAAAGTGCATTGTCAGTGTTAAACTCACCTTGATTCGAACTGCTAAATCGGGAGCGTTGTCGATAGCAGAGGGGAGGAAAGTGACGGCAAAAGCGGGTTGTCGGATGAGCGGTTCCTAGCACAAGGGAGCCTCATGACGCGCTAAACCCAATTCGGACTCGCCTTGACGACCGGACCTCGCCGCATACCTCTTCCACGCAATTGCAGTCCGTCCTGCCCACACCAACGTCGGTCATATCCAACCACAATGTCGTTTATCCGAGCAGGAAGCGCTGCCTGCTTCAGGGCGGGTAGGTTTGTCGCCCCCGTCAATGTCCGTTTTACTTCAAACGTGTCTCGTGCCCCCGGTGATCCGCCTGTCAAGACGAGTCCCTCCGCCGCGCCGACTGTCCCTCCAAAGGAGAGTTCGTTGATCAACAAGGAGACCCCTGCTGAGGCCATGGCTCGTCACCAGCCAGACTATGATGCTACCATTGACCACGGCACCTCGTAAGGGCCCCGATTCTTGTCGCCCGAAGAGCTCGAGAATCTGTGGCTGACAGTATTTCTTCAGGCAATTCTCCCCGGTGCCCAAGCGCGTGATGGACGGCAGTGAACCCGGTGAGACCGTTCCTGCTGCTATTCTTTCCGGTGCTCCCACGGATCTTCAGGCCCGGACCGTCAGGTATGTCCACACCCAAACCCAGGAACTTACGTCTTTTTTCAGCAAGCTAATGACGCGCTTCGCAGAATCTACCGCCCCACGAAGCCTGCTACACAGTCCGGAAATTGGCACAGCCACCACTGGCGAATGGATTGGGATATTTTGCAAAGGGGTCACCGGTGGGAGAACCCGCTTATTGGTTGGCAGTCGTCTGCAGATGGCATGCAGGGTACCCACTTGAAGTTCAAGACCAAGGACGATGCTGTCAAATTTGCTCAGAAGCAAGGCTATGAATACTTCGTGCAGGAGCCTAATGACCGCCGGTTCGTTCCTAAGTCCTACGCGAACAACTTCTCGCACTCGCCCGGCAAGCTCAAGCACATCAAGACCAAATAATCGAGTCTCCTTTACTGTGTGATGTACATAACCATGATTGTGCTTTTCTTTTGAGTTTGTTTCCGGCAAAATGAATTGATCAGCTGTTATTACGTGCGGCTAAAGGGTACATCAATGTATGTTTGTTTTCCTAGTAGCTGATGATGGAGATTATGGCCCTTGGGAAGAGGCACAAAAGCAACGAAGATTATGTGCCTCCTAAAGCTAATAACAGGGATCCGAGTGGCTATTGTTTCCCCTGGATATATCCTGAGCCCAGCAGTAATCCCAAGGTCGACCGGATAACCACGCTTCATATCCTACGAGTATTCAACTAAACAACTCGAGAGCACATATTACTTTGGATCAGTAGACCCAAAGCGCCCAAGTCTCATATCACAAGGAGCATTTCGTAGTCCATTTCTTTCAATCTGCGGCTTTGCTTTTGTCGTTCAGTAAATACCCGTCTTGTATTTGGGGAAAACCTATCTATATGCTCAGCAGTCTCGTGCGCATTCTACTGTAAATCTCTGTAATGTATAGCAATCATGGCAAATCAAATAGCAATATCTGTGGCGCGATCTATATTCTGGTGGTTTGCGGTTTCTTTTTTGGGTATTCTTCATCTATCGTTAGGTGTTGTGCCTGCAGCTACGGATAGTTATATATCCCTATCCACCCCAAACAATCATGCTGCGCGTTCCCCCTCCAAAGGAAGAGAAATCAAATCAAATCAGATGATGCCTTTCACAGCCCTATACAACATGAACTGCGAGGCGACCATATCCTATATTTTGCAAGTTATGCTTTCGCGAAATTACGGAGTATTTATTACCGTTATGTACTCTCGTCCATAACATAGTTACCATATCAATCTTCATATGAGTGTTTAAGTACGGATATTTTACCAGAGTACTTCAATCCCCTTCTAGCATTAACATGGCACTATGAGCCGAATATAAACATAAAGGCATGGTAGAGTTTGGTTCTTTTCTCTTTTTTTTTTT